GGAGAGGAGATCGAGGAGCAGTACAAGAGCGGCAATATGGGGCTCACGGGCGGATTCAAGTGGTCGATGGACCAGAACGTCCGCAACCAGACCGTGGGCGCGCTCGGCGGCACGCCGCTCGTGAACGGTGCCGGGCAGACGGGCAATTCGATTCTGACCAAGGGCTGGACGGCCAGCGTTACCGGGCTGCTCAATCCGGGCGACATCGTGACCTTCGCGGGCGCGAATGGCGTCAATCCTCAGAACCGGCAGAGCCTGGGCGCTCCGCGGCAGTTCGTGGTCACCCAGCAGGTGAACTCGGACGGCTCCGGCAATGCCACCATCCCCATCAGTGGCCCGGGCGGTCTCGGGATCGTAACCAGCGGCGCTTTCCAGACGGTGACGGCTTCGCCCACGAACAACGGGGCAGTCACGGTCAGCGGCACGGCCGGCACCAGCTCGCCGCGCGGTCTGGCTTTCCATCGGGAAGCCTTCGCCGTGGGCTGCGCTGATCTGCCCATGTACGACGGTATCGACCAGGGCGAGCGGCTCGCCGATGACCAGGTCGGATTCTCCATCCGGATGATCCGCGCCTATGACATCAACCTTGACCGGGCTCCGACCCGCACCGACGTGCTGTACGGGTGGGTGACCCTTTATCCGGAGATGGCCTGCCGGGTAGCGAGTTAGGAAAGGAGAAAAGAGAACATGTTAACCCTGACGACTCTCTCGGCGGCCGTAAACGCTACCCAGACCAGCGTGCCTCTGGCGAGCGGCACTGGTGTCGCCGTCGGCAGTTATCTCTGGTGCGATTCGGAGCTCATCAACATCACGAGCGTTTCGGCGCCGCAATATTCGGTGACCAATCCTGCCGTACAGCGCGGCTGGGGCGGCACTCAGGCGAAGCCGCACGTGAGCGGCTCACCGATCAGCGTGGGCTTGCCCTCCGACTATCCGGAGAACCGGAACGCCGGGCAACAGCAGGTCTTCGCCGGGCGCAACGACGTCGGCCGTTACCGCGACTATTCGAGCGGTCTGCTGGCGGCCTGGGCCTCAACCGGCACGGACTCGTTTGTGGTTGTCGGCACTACGTTCGTGACCGACATCTACATCGACCGCAGCCGGCTGGTAACGGGCATCGGCGTTCTGCTCGGCAGCGTGAGCGGAGCCGGCCACGGAGTCGGGATTTTGTACGACAAGTACGGCACCGTGCTGGGCTCGACGTCTGCCGCCACAGCCACCAGCGGCACCGTCAATGCCTTCCAGCAGTTTCCGCTGCTGGCGCCGGTGGTCCTGACGGGGCCGGACATTTACTTTGTCGGCTATCAGGGAGACAACGCTGCGGACAAGGTTCGGCTGCTGCCCGCTGCCGCTGCCTCCGTGGAAAGCTGCTTCCAGATAACCGGCGGGACTTTCGGTTCTACGCCGCCGATTTCGCCGGTGATCGGCTTTACGACCAACGTGGGGCCGATTATTTATCTGTATTAACGGGAAACGGGATGCTCAAGGCGGTCGAGGCGTTCCTCGACTGCCTTGAAGCGCACGTCGAGATAGCGGTAGAGCTCGACGAAACGGTCGTTGACCGCCTCAAAGCGGGCGTCGATATAGCGGTGGAGTTCCTCGAATCGGCCATCCAGTTCTGAGCGGATCGAGGCTTGGAAGTCCACGAAGCGCTTGTCGATGGAAGTCTGGAAATCCGCGAAGCGCTTGTCGAAAGACTTGCTCAGATCGTCGATGCGCTTGTCGGCGTGGTAGGTGGAATAAACGACACCCAGCAGGATTGAAAAGACGATGAGGAGTGCGGGACCCCACTGGTTGATCATCGCTCCCATTCTAGGGCCAATCCTCGCCATCTACAAGCTGGCTTGGCGCTTATTAAACGGTCGTTAAACTCGAAGGAGGCCGCATGGCAATCGGAGTTACTGCGTTCCAAGAACCGTGGCAGGAAAACGAAAACAAGATGATCGTGCCCAAGGCGGCACGGGCGGCGATGGGTCCGCACGTCTGGGTGCCGTCGAATGGCACCGAACCCGGACACTACGAGCGGCGACCCTACGTCTTCGCTGAATACCCGAAGATGCTCTATCACCCGAAATACGGCAAGCAGCCGAAACCGGTGATCAACGACTTCGAGAATACTCCGAAGTTTCTGCTGGCCATGCGCGAATGGGAGCAGAGCGATTCCGTCCGGACGGTGACGGCAGAAAACGCCAAGCACGAAGAAGCGCTGCTCAAGAAGGGCTGGATGCTTGAACCGCCAGCGGCGAAGGTGGAACGCAAGAAGGACGTCGAGGAGCTGTGACTTTCAACGATCTTGCCGCTCAGGCCATGCGCGAGATCGGCGTGCTCGCCCAGGGCGAGATGCCGGCCGCTGAGGAGACCGCTGACGCTTTCCTGCGCGCCAATCTGATGCTGGACGCCTGGAGCGCCGAGCGCCTGCTGGTCTTCACGATTCAGCCCCAGGTCTTCAGCCTGACGCCGGGCAAGCAGGCCTACACGATGGGCACGGGCGGCGACTTCAACACGCCACGGCCAGCCCGGATCGATAGGGTCTCAATCCTCAGCCTGAATAATCCTGTGCAGCCGCTCGAGCTGCCCATGGAGTATCTGACGGACGAACGCTGGGCGGCGATCCCAGTCAAGAACATCCAGAGCTCGCTGCCGCAGGCGGTCTGGGACGATCAGGGCTTTCCGCTGCGGACGCTCAGCTTCTGGTGCATCCCCAATGTGGCCCTGCAGACGAAACTCTACACCTGGACGGCGCTCACCCAGTTTCCCGATTACAGCACCGACGAGAAGTATCCGCCCGGATACGCCGAAGCGCTGATTTACAACCTGGCCCTGCGCCTGGCACCGAGTTTCGGAGTGGCCCAGATCAATCCGGTAACGGCAGCCGCGGCTACCGCTGCCATCACCCGGATCAAAAACATGAACGCGCCCGTGATCGACCTTTACTGCGATCCGGCGCTCGTCCCGAATCGACAGCGCTACAACTGGCTGACCGACAATGCCGACGCCCGAGGAGGGCGGTACTAAAGTGTGTCGTAGGTGGGTATTTGCGTGGAAACTGCGTATTTGGCGTGTATTTCCGTGGAAGCCTGGATTTGGTATCTGGCGTGATTAAAGGGTTAGACGGAGGTGTGCCATAGCTCGTTTCGGCCTTTGCGGCCCTTCCTATGAATCGCAGTCTCCGAACGTCGCCGCCGACTGGCTGATGAACTGGTATACGGAAACGCTGGAGATCCAAGATGGCAAGGGAGCGGTAGCCCTCTATCCCACTCCGGGCTCTGCCGTCTTCTCGAAGATCAGCGCCGGTCCGGTACTCCAGCTCTGGGCTTCGAACGTCACCGGCCGCCTGTTTGCCATCGGCGGCAATCATCTGGAGGAGATCAACTCCGATGGCAGCGTGATTGTCCGGGGCACCTGGAACAACGCTCCCATTTCCGTAGCCTTCATCTGCGAGGGTCCAGGTCAGCTCTTCATCGTCGCCGGCGGTCGCGCCTACGTCTTCACTCAGGCGAGCAACACCTTCCAGGAGGTGACGCCCTCACTCGCCAATCCCACGGGTTCGACTGGACCGCTGTTCTGCGGATTCTCCGACGGCTACTTCATCGTTACCTTCGGCGGCACCAACGAATTCCAGATCAGCGCACTCGAGGACGCTACCACTTGGAATGGAGTCGACGTCGGCAAGGTCTCGGTCTGGGTAGGCAATATTGTCGGCATGATCGTCGACCATCGCGAGATCTGGTTCTTCGGAACCAAGGCGGCGCAGGCCTACTACAACTCCGGGGCCGCGACCTTTCCTTGGGCGCCCATTCCGGGAGCCTACGTCGAGCTGGGCCTAGTAGCGTCGCAGGCGGTGAACCGGCTCGACAATTCGGTCTTCTGGCTGGGTTCGGACGAGCGCGGCGCGGGCGTGGCTTGGCGCGCTCAAGGCTACACGCCGGCACGGATCTCCGATCATGCCGTCGAATATCACTGGTCGACCTACGCCACCATCACCGACGCCATCAGCTACGCCTACCAGGATCAGGGCCACGCCTTCTGGGTGATCTGGTTCCCCACGGGCAACGAGACCTGGGTCTACGACGCCGCCGAAAGTCGCTGGCATCAGCGAAGCTTCCTCAACCAGGGCGTCTACGAAGCCCACCACTCCCGCTGCCATGCCTACGCTTTCGGCAAGCATCTGGTGGGCGACTGGGCGAGCGGGCAGGTTTTCGCGCTGAGCATCAACACCTACAGCGACGAGAATCCTGCGGGCCAGGTAAGTCCTATCAGCCGCATCCGGCGCGCTCCGGTCATCAGCCAGGAGATGCAGTGGCTGATCATCCATTCGCTGCAGATCGACCTCGAAGTGGCGACGACCAACATCGTCTATCCGGCTCAGGGCTGGAATCCGCAGGTGATGGTGCGCTGGTCGGATACTTCCACCAAGACCTGGAGCAATCAGCACACGGCCTCGTCGGGACAGGTGGGCCAGTACAAGCAGCGCGTGATCCTGCGGAGATTGGGCCGCTCGCGCAACCGGGTCTTTGAGATCAGCGTGACCGATCCGATCGCCTGGCGTATTGCCGATGCCTATGTGATGGCAGATCCGGGCTACGTCTTGGGTACGAAGCGTCTGGTAAGGGCGATGGGTGAAATAGCCTGATGGCAACCAATCCCAATCTCGCTCTGCTGGTGCCGATACGGTCGCCGCTTCTGACCAGGGCGGGAGACGTCGACTGGGCCTGGATCAAGTTTTTCCAGCAGATGAGCAGCGCCATTCAGACGACGGCGGCCAATCCTCCGGTAGCTGGCACGGGCACGGTCACGAGCGTCGGCTTGGCGGCTCCCCCTGAGTTTACCGTTTCAGGATCGCCCGTTACTAGCAGCGGAACTTTAACCTTCGTGAAGGCTAACGAATCCGCGAATACCGTATGGGCTGGTCCAGCTTCTGGTGCGGCTGCAGCACCGACTTTCCGCGCGCTGGCGAACGTCGACATGCCGACCACTGGGGCAGGATCAGGGACCGTGACCAGCGTCGGCCTCGCGGCCTCTCCTGAGTTCACAGTCTCGGGCTCGCCGGTTAGCACCAGCGGCACTCTGACGCTCTCGACGGCGAGCGAATCCGCGAACACGGTATGGGCAGGACCGTCGAGCGGCGCCGCAGCGTCTCCAGCCTTCCGCGCTCTGGTGGCGGCGGACATCCCAAATATCGCCGAATCGCAGGTCACGAACTTGGTTACCGATCTGGCCGCCAAGGCACCGCTCGCTTCTCCAGCCTTGACGGGCACGCCTACAGCCCCCACGGCCACGACGGGCACCAGTACGACCCAAGTGGCGACCACAGCTTTCGTCCAGACGGCGCTGACTAGCGGACCTTATCGGCTGAACCGCATCTTTATGATCACCGCCTCGACTACCTACACGCCCACGGCTGGAACGCGGGCGCTCTATGTGGAGGCGATTGGAGGCGGGGGAGGCGGGGGTGGTTGCGCCGCCACCAGCGCGAATGCGAGCGCGGCGGGCGGAGGTGGCGCGGGCGGCTATTCGGCAAGCTGGCTGACCAGTCTGAGCGCCAGCTACACGGTCACCATCGGCACCGGCGGTGGGGGGGCCGCAGCCGGTCAAAACCCAGGCAGCGCCGGGGGAGCGACGTCGTTTGGCTCTAATCCCGTGGCGAACGGCGGGAGCGGTGGCGCCGCCGGAACTGCTCCTGGCACTTCACCTACGGCTGCAGGCTCCGGAGCCGGAGGCGCTGCTGGAACCGGAGATCTCGCCCTTCCTGGCAATGGCGGCTATCAAGGAGTCGTAATCAGCGGAACTTTGGCCGGCTCGGGCGGCGGCGCGGCTGGCATATTCGGAACCGTAAATGTGAGCGGCTCCTCTTGGACGTCCACCGGCGCCGGAGGTGCCAGCAACGGGACCGGCTATGGCTCAGGCGGTGGTGGCTCCGTGAGCGTTGGCACGCACGCTGCCATCAACGGGGGCGGAGGTTCGCCTGGTCTCGTTCGCATCTGGGAGTTCCTGTGACCATTCGTGAACTGAAGCCGGAAGAGTTCCCGATGCTGAAGGGAGTGTCGGACGGCTTCGTGCCCGATCCCAGGATGAGCGTGGCGGTAGTGGCCGAGAACGGCGACGGCTCCATCGTGGGTAGGATTCTGGCCCTGCAGCCCGTGCATCTTGAGGGCACCTGGATCGACGAAAAGCACCGGAGGACGCCGCTGGCCCACCGCATGTTCAGGTTCATGGAAGTGCAGTTGAAGGAGAAGTACCGGCTGACGCACGTAATGGCGTTCAGCGCTGAGCCGATGATCACGGACTATCTTCAAAGGCTAGGTTACACGGACCATCATCTGACCGTACTGTCGAGGGAGCTGTAAACCATGC